ATGGCAACATCCTTATCATAGATCAAATACTTATAGAGCAAAGTATGATTTAAAATATAAAGAATCAGAAAAAGGGTTTTTTAATATTTTATGGCAATCAATAAAAAAATCAAGCAAAAAAAGAGAAGCTATCAATTTTATTAAAAACAGAGATCATCTTTTAGAATTATGGAACAACCATAAAAAAGAATATGGTCCTCATTGCAGATACACTGGAATCGAACTTACCACTGAACGATCAATGGGAAAAGGTTGGAAACCAAGCAGACCTACCAATCTATCCATTGATCGAATAGACCCTAGACTTCCTTATGAAGAAGGAAATATTGTCTTTTGTTCATGGGAATTTAATAATAGAAAAAGTGGTGTCACACTTGATGACTGTAGACGAATACTAGAAGTGTATAAAGAAAATGAATAAACTAGTGCGAATAAAATTAACCGAGGAAGAAAAAGCATTGTTAAAAAAACTTAAGGATTCCATTACTCCCGAAACTATTGAAGAATGGGGAAGAAATGAAATGCGATCACACATTAAGGATGACTATGCTCCTCATCCCGAGGCTAAAGGATATACAGATAAAAAATGAACAGCAGGGACTTATTAAAGGAAACAATCAAAGTCATAACAGGTCCAAGGGCAAAAGATTATGGTGACAAGTATATAAATCATGTTAACATATCAGAGTTATGGAGTAGTTATCTTGGTTATAAGATTTCACCCCATGACGTGGCAATATGCATGGCCCTCGTTAAAATAGCAAGGTTAAAAAACAGGAGGACAAAAGATTGCTATATCGATATCGCGGGCTATGCGGCCATCGCGGCAGAGATTGAAAGTAAGAAATCAAAAAAAGATGATAGCTTCCTGACAGAAGGAGAAAGAAGAGGACTGCAAACACTGAAGTATGTTAAAAAGGAGCAAAAGAAAAATGTTCAAACATAATCTAATCTATAAAGAAAAATATATATGGCCGGAAGAACGATTACTTTCCCCTTCGCGCATTCTTAATGCAACAAGCGATAAATCCTTTCTGGAGAAATGGAGAAAGAAAATTGGAGACGAGGAGGCGGATCGCATTGTCGCCCATTCCATTGCTGTTGGTAAAAGTATGCACAAGTATCTGGAAGGAAAAATAAAAAATGAAAAAGGCGATATATTATATAACTTTAATCCCAATAAAAAACTGGCAACAAAACTTGCCAAACTGATTATTAGAAAAGGATTAAAAGATAAGTTGCAGGAAGTATGGGGCGTGGAAGCCTACGTGCATTTTGGTGATTACTATAGAGGCATCGCCGATCTGATTGGCATCTACGAAGATGAACCGTGTATTGTTGATTTTAAACAAAAAAGAAAACCACAACTAGAAAGCTATGATTCCATTAAAAATTATTTTACACAAGCCGCGGCTTACGGTATGGCACATAATCGTATGTGCAAGACAAAGATTAAAAAGGGTGTTGTATTGATTGCGACACATGATTACAAGTTTCAGAAGTTTGTTGTTGAAGGTAATGCATGGCGAAGGCATTGCCGAGACTTTCTTAATCGCCTTAGAACCTGTATGAAGGAGGATTAATGACACAGATACCATTATTTCAACCACCAAGCGAATGGCTTCCTCCAGAGCGTATTCCCGAACTAAGAGAAGCAAAAGAAATTGCCATTGACTTGGAGACATGTGATACAGATTTAAAAACACACGGACCTGGTTGGGCAACAGGTAATGGTTATATTGCTGGTGTTGCTATTGCGGTCGAAGGATGGAAAGGATATTTTCCCTTACGCCACGAAGGCGGCGGAAACTTTGATGAGAAGTTTTTCAAGAAATCATTAAAGGCTATACTGGAACTCCCGTGCGATAAAATATTTCACAATGCCATGTATGACGTGGGCTGGCTTAGGCAATGGGGATTAAAGGTTAAAGGACGCATCATCGACACGATGATCGCCGCACCTTTGATTGATGAGAATAGATTTCGTTACTCCCTAAATGAGCTTGGAAAAGATTATCTCAAGGAAACAAAATCCGAGGGACTGCTCTACGAGGCGGCGAAGGAATGGGGCGTTGACGCCAAAGCAGAGATGTGGAAACTCCCGCCAATGTATGTTGGACCGTACGCCGAACAGGACGCCGATCTGACACTGCGACTATGGCAATATTTCAAGCCAGAGCTTATTAAACAGGAACTTAGTAGCATCTTCGATCTCGAGACACGCCTTCTTCCTTGTCTCATTGATATGAAATGGGAAGGTGTCAATGTGGATCTAGAGAAAGCGGATTCCATTAAAAAGAATCTGATCATACGCGAGAAGAAAATTCTAAAACAGATCAAGGAGGACACGGGCATAGATGTGGATATCTGGGCAGCGGTAAGTGTGGCAAAAGCATTTGATAAGGAAAAAATTAAATACGAGCGCACCAAGAAATCCGGACAGCCAAAGTTTGATAAGAATTTCTTAACCACGCACAAGCATCCACTAGCACGAATGGTAGTGACAGCAAGAGAGATTAATAAAGCACGCACCACATTCATTGACACAATTCTTACACATTCTGTTGACAGTAAAATTCATGCCGAGATCCATCAGATGCGAGGTGACGGGGGAGGAACGGTGACAGGCCGGTTCTCGTACTCGAATCCAAATTTACAGCAAGTGCCTTCTCGTAATAAAGAGCTTGGGCCATTGATTCGTTCCATCTTTGTGCCTAAAGAAGGATGCACATGGGGAAGCTTTGATTATTCACAGCAAGAACCCCGTGTGCTCGTTCACTTTGCCGCACTCACGGCTGGCGGGCTAAGAGGTGCGGATGAAGTGATTGAATCCTACAAGACAGAAGATCCCGATTTCCATCAAGCTGTTGCTGACATGGCTGGCATTGATAGGCGTACAGCCAAGACTATTAATCTTGGCATGATGTACGGCATGGGTAAAGGTAAGTTAGCAAGTTCACTTGGACTTGATGAAAAAGAAACAGCCGACCTGTTTGCAAAATTTCATAATAACGTTCCGTTCGTCAAGCAGTTGATGGAACAGGCAACACGGCGCGCGGAACATGTTGGTTATCTGCGGACACTTCTTGGTCGTAAATGTCGATTTGATTTGTGGGAACCAAGAGCATTCGGTATTCATAAAGCACTTCCAAGATGGGAAGCGGAAAAAGAATACGGACAATATTTAAAACGCGCTTGGACTTACAAAGCATTGAATCGATTGATACAAGGTTCCTCCGCCGATATGACGAAGAAGGCAATGGTGGACTTGTATGAGGAAGGAATACTCTCTCACATACAAGTCCACGATGAATTGAATTGTTCAATAGAAGATGAGAAACAAGTTAAAAAAATAAAAGAAATTATGGAACAAACTGTTGAGCTTAAAGTGCCTTTAAAAGTAGATGTGAAACAAGGACCTTCTTGGGGGGAGATAGTTTAATGTCTGAAAAATCTTCTGGATTATCTAACTTTTGGATATCTTTTCTTGTCATTTCTGCTAGAATCTCTATAGTTTTTTTTAAAGAATCTTCTTGTTTACTATCTTGTTCCATACTTTACATTATTAACAAGTTTACATTTAATGCAATAAAATACTTCAATTTCAAAGTAAAGTGTGTCACGACTTGTGCCCAACAAGGAGTAAAATTGTAAAGTGTGTAAATATGATAAAAGTATGGTTTTTGATGGCTTTAATGTCATATCCTAATATGCCTGCAATAGCGTACAAAGGCTATGGCGGTTTTTTGGAAAAGGAAGAATGCGAAGAAAGACGTATTATTGTTGAAAATCTGATAGCAGACTATGAGATTAAAAGAGGAAGCACTGTCTACATAGAGACATATTGCATGGAAATGGAAGCATTTAAAACTCAATTGGAAAAAAAGAAAGAATTAAATAAAACAGGAACTGATGCTTAAAGAACTTTGCGCTACACTGCTAATACTATGTAATCCCATTCTAAGTGGATTTGACTTTGATTACGCGAAAGATGACCGTGATCAATTCGTGCAGGGCATTACCGAATGCACAATAAAATATAACACTGATATTAATCCTTTTGAGAGAGCTATTGTTGTTCTCAGCGTGGCACAGGCGATCATTGAATCAAACTGGGGCGAATCTAGATTTGCTAGAGAAGCGAATAATTTCTATGGCATTATACAAACAGACAGAACAGAGCCATATATTAAATCCCTTCGCGGTACAGCACTATTAAAAGTCTACGGAAATAAATGCGAGAGTGTTGGAGATTATATTGAACTTCTCAACAATAGCGAATATTTCCAAGAATACCGCAACATTCGCATGAAACAAGTCATTACAGGAGAAGTTGATATTTTCACGGTGATAGAATCTTTAGACTCCTATGCCACCGATCCAAAATATACCGGAAAAGTAAAAGATGTTGTAAATTCCCTACTAGAAGATTATCCTTTACTATTTAATCCTTGACATTTCCATTAAATCCCATACATATGGGCGTAATGAAAAGGAGACAGAAGAATGACAGATATTGAAAAATATAAATCAATCGCAATTAAGATTGATTCTTATAAACGAGCCAAACCTATGGCAGAAGAAAAATACATGTCCATGGGTGCATTTGTTCGTTATCTTATTGATAAGGAACACGAACAACAAGTAAATGGGAAAGATCATGACAGAACAAAATCAGATAATTAGACAAGCCCTTTATGTTGCAGTAATAAACAAATTGGCAGGAGAGCTTTCGGAGCTAGAAGCCAAGGAAGTATTACTAACGAATAACCCCGCTTACATTACAAGTAAGGACCATGATCACGCTGATCACATTGAGGAATTAAAGAATATCATAGTCAAGAAATATGGAATACAGGATGTGATTAGTTCTCTTCGTGAAACGCATTTTAAACCAGTTAAACCACAAAGCCCTCCAAAAGATGGTAAAAATAGTTAGTGCTGTAACAAAGTTTACTGAGAATAATGAAGAATATGTCCGCGTGTATTACACGGACGGAGAAATAAAAGTGTTTAGAGCTTTTGAATGGAGCGCTCTTGTCAAAGAAGGAAAAGATTTATGGGATTCCCACCAAGAAGAAGTATCACGAATACGAAGTGATATAGATATTGATCCGGAGCGATTTGATGGTTAATCAAGAAATAAATTATGATATTTATCAGCCATTTGGCCCCAGTATCTTAAAGGTTAAGATGCCGCAGGCATACGTAAACTTGCTCAACACGGAGGCGGATACAATTTTAC